TGTCAAACTCTTTGGCAAGTTCGTGTGATATTGCTCAGGTGGTGTCTGTGGCGTACTAGGAGCTTCATTTTGAGGTTTTTCAGCTACCTGCGACATATTGAGAGGCAATTCTTCTTGAACTTGCTCAGGGGCTTGCTGTGTGGCCTGCTGAGGTTCTGGAGTGACTGTCTGAGGTTGCGATGGAATAGGTTGCGTTTGTTGACTCGAAAAGATATGAGCGATTCCAACGTAATGAAATGGCATTTCGTCAGGTAATCCATGTCGGTTCTTGGCATCCCAAGCCGGCCTATGATTGGTATACATCACACGTTCACCACCTTGCGCCTTCTTCTTGCCGTTATCGGTCGTCATGACTAAGGTTTTGTAGTTGGCAAATAGAACCATGTCTGCCCATTCTTTGACAAGCGGTGCCGTCTTAGAACCTGTCTTTTGGCCAAGTTTCAATTCGTATCGGTCGTAAGAACCCATCTCGTCCGGCTGTTCAAATTTCTTGATTTGAGCGTGCGCAGTCAATACCACGTTGATCCCCATATCAACCAAATCAGACAAGCTATTTAAGAAACGTCCCATTTCTTCTTGGACATAGGTGTAGCCTTTGCCCCAGCCAAAATCCTCAATCCCTTGTTTTCCATGTTGAGAACAGATGTAATTAACTGCCAAAGCTTCAGCCCAATCGATCGTATCAATGACGAGTGTCCCACACTCAGTCGGATTCGCCTTGATAAAAGCAATCTCATTGATGAGCATGGTCCAGCTGGTTGGCTTGTCGAGTCGTGCCACATCCATGTTATCTGTCGAACCTTCCGTGTCGATGAAGACCGCATTTGGAAATTCAGCAGCAAACGTGGACTTACCAATTCCTTCAGGACCATATATAACTACTTTTTGAGCTCGCGCCCGCTTTCCTCTTGTGATTTGCATGTTTAGTCATCCTCCAATCCATTTGCCAACATAGCAATAAACTTTTTGAACGACTCAGATTTTGAATCCTCGGTTTTGTCTGTTAAATCTTCCGGTTCTTCACCGTCAAGTGTTTTAAGCTCATACGTTGCAGTCACTTCGAGCAATTCACAATTTAATGCATTCGCTAGTTTTGTAAAATCTTCAATTTGTATTTTTGTCGCTTCAACTTCATTTTTAGCAGCACGTTTTAATCCTTCTGTATATTCTGCTGAATAAGCAAGAGTTTGTTCTTTGCTTTTATATTTCGATAAAAAGCCACCTGTTTCTTTGTTACGAAATACGATAAAAGTTTCTGTTTTTTTCATGATTGTTCTCCTTTAATTTTTAAAATCCACCTTGCCATGTTTTAGGTGCTTGTGTCACTTCTGGCTTCACGCTATACCCGTCTTCAATCAGGATGCTACATTCATCTCCTGTTGATACACGAGTCGCAATTGCTTGCAATCCTTCTTGTTCCAGCCACGCGCCAAATTCTTGTAGAGTTAGTTGATCCATTTGTTCTAGCTTGTCAATTAGCACAAATCCACATTCTGGCTTCAACTTACGCACGATGGCAGTCGCAACTTGTAGTTGCTGACTACCAGACATGTTATCCCAGCGCTGGCCAAGATAGAGCAGTTCGCCATTATCCACGGATAAGCCCGGCAACGGCAAGTCTGCATTGGTGAGCAAGTCTGTCTTCTGCTTGCGGATGTCAGCAATCACATTATCAAGTTCCTTGTATTGCTCGCGATAACCCTTGGCATCTTCTTCTGCTTTATCCTTGTCCAGATTAGCACGTACTTTACGATTGATTTCGTCAATCTCTGCGATGTTCTGTTCGATTTCTTCAGTAGATTCATCGAGAAGATCCATAGCATCGGTATTCGCTATAGCCAAGTCTTGAGCTAACTGACTTTCTTTTTCTTTGGCATCGACCAGTAATTGCTCCAATCGTTCAACCTCTGCAGCTGCTGAGTCATGTTGATTTTGGATAGATACCAAGTTCTGGCGCTTACGAGCATTTTCGCCATTCTTAGCAAGGATATCCTGTTGTTGTTGGATAAGCTCAGAGATAGAGACTAATTCTTTCGGTGCGTCAGGGTAGTAAGGTTGTTCTTTTGCGAACTTCTCCTTCTGGTCAGCAATCACACCAATCGCGTGGCGCTCGTCGTATTTGGACTTTTCTTGCATCTCCAGTTCAGCCAATTGCGGACCAACTCCGATAATCTGCAACAAAGTTTTAGCCTTCTCTTTGCTGGTCTGCTCCATGAATTTTGGTAAGTTGATAGCCAGTTCTTCCACAAAGCTATCCAGCAAGTTTTGACCAGCCTTATTGCCGCTTGGGTCAATCACCTTGAGAGTGCTGTTCTTACCACTGCGCTCTACAATCAAGCCATTTGATAGCGTGATTTTTAAACTAGGCGGAATTGTACTACCTTCTCGGTGTGCTTGACTAGGTTTATACTTATTACCTCCCAGCGCCCAAGCAATCGCGTCCAGTACGCTTGTTTTTCCCTGATTGTTATTTCCACCTACGATTGTCAAACCAGTCGCCGACGGCTCTAATTTGACTGCTTTAACACGCTTGACGTTCTCGATTTCTAGTTTATTAATCGTTACCATCTTTTTCTCCTCCAACTCTTAAAGATTTGACAGGTATTTGAATCTCTTCAACTTCCGCATATTCAAGAGCGAAATCAAGTAGCTGGTTTAAAACGTCAATCAATTTCATATCGCACTCATCTGCGAGGTCTATAATACGCTCATAGTGTTCGCGAGCTACTCTGATACGTGGTGTTGGTTCTTGTGTTCCTTTGGTTTTATATTTTCTGTTCATTATCTTCTCCTTAGTTTCAGTTGGAAATTCTCTGCTTCTAATCTCTTTCTTAAAGATTGTTCCCTTTGCAATTGCTTCTTGAGATCATTGATTTCATTTTGCATATGCGCCATCATTTCAAGGTCACGCATCTTCTCTCTACGCTTGCAAGTGGATAAATCCCACGCCTGTCTATCCCATACGATTTGCATATCGTACTCCCCTTGGTTCTGGTAAAGCCAATGGTTCAGGCTCCAACCCTTCTGGCTTTTCGTTGTCATAGGTAAACCCAGGAAATGGACGACGAATGTTCTTGCGAATCTCTTGGCGCTCAATCTCACGACCCATTTCAAGCAGTTCATTACAAGCTCTAATCACTTGCGTGTCCTCTTCTTCTTGCAGTCGTCTTTCTTCCTCTTTTTGCTTTTCTAACTGATGAGCTAGGATTCCTGCGCTGATAAATCCTAAAATCACTGCACCAGTTCCTAAAGCTTGGTTTAACAATGGTGGTTCAAACATTTCTTCTCTCTCCTTACGCTCTTAATTTTCGTAATTCTTTCTCTAATTCTAAAATCTCATAAACATCATTGACATCGTACATAATATCTTTCCCTTGCTTACGAAATCTTAAGCCTTTACGTTCTAACTTCTTAATATAGCCATGAGTGAAGCCAAACTTCTTCATCAAAGCCTGTTGATTGATTGGCATGCGATCATTCTCTAACTGCTCCTTGACTTGCTTTTCAGCAAAGGCAAGTAATTGGTTTGTGAATAATTCAGCACTTTCGCCGTCCAATCGTAATTGTAACGTGATACCTTCCATTTTCTACATCCTCTCAACTATGCGGGCAAGCATTTTTGTGATATAATGGTTTTAATAATTTAAGTGTGCGCCTGATTTCCGTCAGGCTTTTTTTGCGTTGTTGTCAAACTGTTTTACTTTCCATAGCCCTGAGTTCTATCTCATGGCTAACTTGTCTAAATAGCTTCTCACACGCTATCTTAGCTTCTCTGTACGTTGTAGATTCACTGATGAAGTAATCAGCAAGTTCAATGATTTTATCTTCCATACCTCCTCCCTACGCTTGACTAAAGGCGTTCAGCTCCATAATCTTCATCTTGGTATTGGTGCTTGGCTCCCACGTCATCCAGTAAGCAAGAGCAGCTTCTGCAAATTTTTTCGGTAGCAAGTCATAGCGACTGATGTTGAAGTGGTCTTTGAAATCAATCTCAGCTTGCCTAAATACCGACTGAGCGAAAATCTTATCCGCATAAGCTGGACTATCGATACCACCCAGGCAAGCCACTACACGAGCCTTACGCTTCTTCAGGAGCGATTGAGCATA